TCGTATCTGTTTCGAGACGCTGGCCTAGGCCGTGCCAAGGCGTGTCGCCAACATAAGCCATTTCGAAGGTGCCGTTAGCGCGCTGGGTAAGTTCGTGAGCCATGATAAAACTCCTGAGTGGGTACTGCGGGTGAGAGAACACAAGCGGACTGGACAAGGCAATCCGCTTGTATGCGTCACCGGCGATCTGCGACAGGCTGGTCGTTCAGGTAGACCACGTGATTTTTCGAGTAGACGTTCGCACCAAGGGCACGCAGACGGCTAATGGTGGTGTTGGTCGGCCAGTTACGCAGGGTTTCTTCAATCACCTGCAACTCCATCTTGTCGTGCCGTACCTGCTGAAGGTTGGCAATGTGATGGCCATGCAGGTAGACGCGGGACACAGGCAGATCGTTTGCCTGATTCGTGCAGGCCTTCACTTCCGTGTTGCTGTGGTGCCAGTCACGAACGTGAAGTGCTGCATCCAGCATCTGCTGTTCAATTTTGCGGGCCATGATGTTCTCCTGTTCAGGCGAAGGGGTGGATGATCGAGATAACGACAGGGATGAAGATGATCAGCAAGAGAGCGAGTTTCATTTTGTGTTTCTCCGGTGGCAGAACGAAGCACACTGAACAGTGCGCTTTGGTCTGCCGGACGCTGGCAGGCTTGGATGCCATGCGTCCGGTGCACCTCGCGGTGGACTTCGCACTCGTCTGAGTTGTCACCTCAGAGTCCTAGCGGTCTCTGGTTGGGGTGTGGCTTCATCAGCCCTAGCTTTCCCTTCCCAGCTACTCGGTCGATCCCTCGACCTTGGACTCAATTATAGGACACAGCACTGTCAATGTCAAATAGGTGTTTACCCTAATGCCCTGTCTACCGCAGCACAAGGGCCTCACCTGTCTGAAAATTTTTTGCTATGCTTCGTCCGGGCCATTGCGTCCACATCAATCCGAACCCAGCCATGCGCTGGGTTTTTTGTTTCTGGAGCCACCTGTGAGCACAACAGTTGAAATCACGCTAGGCGACGATGGAAAGATCAGTGTCGGGTTGACCGATGCGCCGTCCAGCGTGCCTGAAGACATGCAGCCCGCCAGTTCACTGGCCGATGCCCTGCAAATGGCCAGGCACATTCTGAGTAACCCGCAGGCAGCGCAGCAGGAAGAAGCCAGCGAGCCACCTGACGGTGACGATGACACATCACTGTCTGGTAGTGCTGCTGCGACTGCCGGGTCAGGCGGCACGCCTAACGGCAAGGGTGGCGGCACGGGTCCGGACCAGTCTGGCCCAGCCGTGGCAGATGACACACAGGGTCCGGGTGCAGCCACTGGCAATAACGGACAGGACGCGAAAGCGATCTGGGATGCACTGGCAAACATGAATCTGCCGCAGCACTGAACAGTAACAGGCTGAATCACTGTTCAGTGTCGATCTGAACAGCGGTGGCATTTAATCAGTGATTCAGGGGGCTTCGATGCTAAACGGTATCACGCGCACACATAAGAAGGCGTTCAGTGACATGCTGGGCAAGCCTGAACCGGTCAAGTCCAGTCGCTGGGCTGCAATGATGGCTGATCCGGTTGAAAAGCTGAACACGCAAAAGGAATCGGTTTCCTCACCTTCCCCTGAACAGGGGAAAGCTGAACAGGCCGAAAACGAGGCGCTTCTCAGATTGGCCGGTGGCGACCATGAGAAGGTGGCCATGTTAAAGAAGGCCATTGAAGCACAGGCAGCAGAGCGCTATGCCGGTGCCGTGGCACTTGACCACGCGATGAACGCAGTACTGCGCCGACGTGAGGGACAACTGGAGAAGCTGACGCCTGAGTACGTGAAGATGCGTCAGGGCATCAAGTGCACTCCTGAGTTACTGGACAGCATACTCGCTGAAGTGGCTGAAGGCGTGAGCATCTATCGCATATGCAAGCGTGATGACATGCCAACGCCGTCTGCCGTGAACCAGATGCTGAACAGTGCTGACTGGCTCGCGAAGTACCAGACCGCACTGCTGCGCCGTGCTGACAAACATGTAGACGAGATAGCCGATGCGTCGCGTGAACTGACGGCAGCAGTGGCGGCAGGTGCATCGTCTGAAGTGGTGAACGCCATCAAGGTGCACATCAATACGCTGCAATGGGTAGCAGCCCGGATCAATCCGAAGTACAGCGACAAACAGACCATTGACCTGAATGCGACAGTGAAGATGACTGAATCACAGGTTGACCAGCGTCTTCGTGCTCTGCTGGGCAAGGCCGGTGTAACACTGGGAGAAGGTGATGCAGCTTCGTCCACCTGAACAGCCAGCGCAGCACATCAGCCAGTCAGTGCTGGACAGTATTGATTACAGCCAGATTGATCTGGGCCGTCTGACGCTGGGTGAGAAGCAGGAGTTACTGGACCTTCTTGAACTGAAGGCCAACCTGAACGAAGGCAACCTGCTTCGTGAGTACCGGCCTTACCCGAAACAGCGAGACTTCCATAACGCTGGCTCACTTGACGGCATCTTCGAACGCCTGCTACGTGCCGGTAATCAGGTGGGCAAGACATGGAGCGCAGGCTTTGAGACGGCCATGCACCTGACAGGGCGTTACCCTGACTGGTGGAAAGGCAAGCGCTTTGATCATCCCACTATCGGCTGGGTCGCTGGTGTGACGGGTGAATCAACGCGTGACAATCCGCAGCGTATTCTGGTCGGTCGTGTGGGCAAGTGGGGCACCGGTGCGATCCCTGCTGAGTGCATCGTCAAGATACAGCGCAAGTCACACGGCATCGCGGACTCAATCGACTATGTTCAGGTGGCGCATGAGTCAGGCGGCATCAGTACCGTCTACTTCAAGTCCTATGAACAGGGACGCGACAAGTTCCAAGGTGAGACGCTGGACTTTGTGTGGTTCGATGAAGAACCGGATGAAGACGTGTATAGCGAAGGCAAGACACGGACACAGGCCGGTGATAACGGCAATGGTGGCATCGTCTACATGACGTTCACGCCACTGCTGGGTATGTCCAACGTGGTCAAGCGCTACCTGATCGACAAGGCACCCGGCACGCACGACACGAACATGACGATCAGCGACGCGCTTCACTACACTGAGGCACGGCGTCAGCAGATCATCGCAGGCTACCTGCCCCATGAACGTGAAGCACGGGCCAAGGGTATCCCTGTGCTGGGCAGCGGTCGTGTCTATCCGGTGGTTGAATCAATGATCACTGAACAGGCGTTCCGTATCCCGCACCACTGGCCACGTATCTGTGGCGTTGACTTCGGCTGGGATCACCCTGCGGCAGGCGTGTGGATGGCATGGGATCGCGACACTGACACGGTTCACCTGTATGACTGCTACCGTCAATCTGAACAGTCAGCGATCTTTCACGGCGCGATCATCAAGGCCAAAGGCCCGTGGATACCTGTGGCATGGCCACACGATGGCATGCAGCACGGCAAGTCAGATGGTGCTGAACTCGCTGCGTCATATCGCAAGTACGGCGCGAACATGCGGGAGAAGCACGCCAGCCACCCTGAACACGGCAACTCACTGGAAGCCACAGTCGGCATGGTGCTGGAGCGCATGCAGACCGGACGCCTGAAGGTGGCCAGCCATCTGGTGGAGTGGTTTGAGGAATTCCGTCTGTATCACCGGGAGAAAGGGCTGATCGTCAAGGCCAATGATGACTTGCTCAGTGCAATGCGGTACGGCCTGATGGACTTGGAGCACGCTGCCACACCAGCACCTGAACAGAACTACATTCCCTCATTCGGCGTGATCGACAACGAGACGGGGTACTGACATGGAAGACTGGCAGCAGCGTGTGAAAGACGAGCATGCAGACCTGACCGTGAAGCTGCACAAGCTGAACGCGTTCCTGTGTGGCAAGGGCGTTGAAGCGCTGACGCCACGAACCAAGCGCCTGATGATCAAACAGCGCGACGCGATGGAAGACTATTGCTGGGTACTGGCTGAACGAATAAAGGACTTCACATGAACAACATAAGATTCATTCTCTCTGATCTGCCTGTCCAGCCGTTACTCGCTGCAATAGATGAAGCATGGTGGGATGAAATCACCATACGGCAGAGCTATCCCGGTTCACATCACCGCGATACACAGTGCATCTTCCTGCGTGGACCGCGCACCTTCCTGAACTTCTTCGACACCACAGCGCAGGACTATCCGCATCTGGGCGAACTGATGCCGGTGCTGATGCCGGTCATCGCGCCGCTGCTGAACAAGCTGGGCACGCCACAGGATGCAATCGGTCGTGTGATGCTGGTGAAGCTGCGACCGCATGGCCATGTCCAGACCCACACCGATACCGGACCGTATGCCGATGCGTTCACGCGCCATCACATCGTGCTGTCCAGCAATGTGGGATGCCGGTACACCTGTGGCGACACGATGGAGCGCGACATATACGCAGGCACCGCCTTCTGGTTCGATCATCACAAACCCCATTCAGCCGATAACCACGGGCCAACGGATCGCGTTCACCTGATTGTGGACACGCTGGCGGCAACGTCAGCCGATCCCACGGTCAACTGGAGCGAACTGTGTCCGAAGCACTAACCGAAGCACTGGCCCGCCAGCTACAGGCGCTGCGACAGCCGACCGTCTCACGTGGCCGCACAGTTGTCACGCTAGGCCCGTGGACCAACGGCCACGATGAACAGGTGGCCATCGTCACTCATGTGTATGGCTGTGGCCTGCCGGGTGATCTGGTGAACCTGCATGTCTTCGTTGATCTGGCGGAAACGCTGATCGCGAGTGAGGTTCCGTGGTATCCGACACGTGCTGATGCTGAACAGGCACTGGCCGCGAATGCAGAGAAAGCCAACATCACAGGCGGCGCGGTGTGCTGCTACTTTCCTGACAGGGTGTGAACATGCAAGGCGAAACCCTTGATCCCGTGGCCAAAACCACAAACTTTGCTGAAGTGGAGTCGCAGCTAGAACGACTGCAACTGTTCAGCGCCATTCTGGTCAAGCGTCGCAACGAAGCACTTGACGCACGCGCCGCGTCCGGCACCGAACGCCGCTGGCTGGACGACCTCGACAGCTATCAGGGACGCGATGCCAGCACGCGCCGCGTGGACCTGATGGACACGGTAAGCGGCACGCAGGTGGCGCAGCGTCGCACGGCAGGCGATACCACGACCGGCAAGCGCTCCACTGTCTTTGTCCAGTTGACGCGGCAGAAGACCAACGCCTGTGCGGCACGCGCCGCCGACATGCTGTTCCCGACAGACGACAAGAACTGGGGCATCAAGCCCACTCCTGTCCCTGAACTCATGGAAGCGCTGAAAAATGGACGGAACCAGCCTTACATTGACCCACAGACTGGCCAGCCCCTGCCGCATCCGGACCCTGAACAGCAGCAGCCTGCTCCGGATGGCAGCACACCAGCGCCGGGTGCGGGTCAGGTCGTTACCTATGCCGACCTCGCTGCTGAACAGATGCAGATCGCGCAGCAGAAAGCCACTGCGATGGAGCGTGAGATTGATGACCAGCTAACCGAATGCAGCTACAACGGTGAAGGCCGCAAGGTGTTGCAGGACGCGGCGAAGCTGGGCACGGGTGTGCTGAAGGGTCCGACTGTCCACAACGTTATCAAGAAGAAGTGGACGAAGAAGTCAGGTGCTGTGCACATGCTGGACATGGTGCAGGAAGTCAAGCCACAGACGTACCGTGTCGATCCGTGGAACTTCTACCCGGACCCGACCTGTGGCGACGATCACCAGAACGGCGCATACGTATTCGAGCGTGAGTTCCTGCCCGGTCGTTCACTGGCCAAGTATGCGAAGGTGCCGGGTTACAACTGGCAGGCGATTGCGCTGTGCCTCGCTGAAGGCCCGCAGCACGTACACCAGTCGGGCACCTACACGGACAACGTGCGTGCCGGTGAACTGGCCTACAACCAAGGCAACTATCAGGACAAGCGCTATGAACTGTGGACGTACACGGGTGACGTGGACCGTGACGACCTCGAAACGCTGGGCCTGTGCCCGCCTGAAGACGCGGCAACGTGGCTGGTGACGTTCAGTGCAGTCATCGTGATGTGCAACAACCGCATCATCAAGGCCATGCTGAACCCGCTGGACACGGGTGACTTCCCGTATGACGTGTTCCACTGGGAGCGTGTGGACCTTTCGCCGTTCGGTGTCGGCGTGCCGTATCTGATGCGCTATGCACAGCGCACCCTGAACAGCGCATGGCGGGCGATGCTCGACAACATGGCGCTGTCCAGCGGGCCACAGATCATCATGAACCGCAAGGCCGTGGTACCAGCCGATGGTAACTGGGAACTGACGGCGCGCAAGCTGTGGTTCATGCAGGGCGACGCGGACGACGTGCAGAAGGCGTTCTGGGTATTCGAAGTCGCATCGCACCAGCAGGAGATAGCGGCAATCATTGACCTCGCGCAGAAGTTCGCGGACGAGGAAACCAGCCTGCCACAGATCGCACAGGGTGAACAGGGCACGGCACCGGACACGGTGGGCGGCATGTCCATCCTGATGAACAGTGCGAACACGGTGCTGCGCCGGATCGTCAAGCAGTATGACGATGAAGTCACGCGTCCGCATATCCGTCGCTACTACGACTGGAACATGCAGTACAGCGAGAAGGAGGAAATCAAGGGCGACTTCGAAATCGACGCCCGTGGTTCTTCTGTGCTTATTGTGCGTGACCAGATGGCGCAGGGTCTGGTGAACGTGGCCAACATGGCGAAAGACCCGGACTACGCGATCTTTGTGGACAAGCAGAAGCTGTTCCGCAAGATGGTGGAGGCCCAGCACATCACACCTGACGACGTGATGAACACGCCTGAACAGATCAGCGCCAATCTCGACGCACAGAAGAACGCGCCGCCGCCGACTGATCCGCGCATTGAATCGGCCAACGTCAAGGCACAGAGCGACCAGAACATCGCGAAGCTGCGTGCCGACAGTGAACAGTCCTTCAGCGAGAAGCAGTTGCAGATCGCACGCGACAGCCATGCAGCGGAAATCTCCAAGCTGCAACTCCAGCGTGAACTGGCCATTCTCGAATACGCCAACCAGCAGAAAATGCAACTGACGGATATCAAGGCAGAGCTTCTGCAACTCGCCATGAAGCAGGGCCATGATTCTGTCCAGTCGCAGGCAGAGCGTATGACGCAGGCGGCACAGCAGAAGGGCAACCCGGCTGACGCTACCCCGCAACTTGACGCAACTGAGGCTTACGTATGAGTTCAATCAACGCAGTGACCTACGTACTGGACAGCGGTGGCGTGCCGTTCAGTCCCGAATCGTGTGCGCATGTCTACGGCTACACCGGCAGTGACATGACAAGCGACACGGCAACAGACGCACAGGGCATCGTGCGCAAGAAGACCTACGTGTACGCGGCTGGGATCATCCAGTCCGAAACCGCGTGGGTCCGGCAGTAATCAACCAAGGAATGAACCGACGTGAATCTGAATTACACAACCGACTGGCTTGCCAACACCCGTGGACTGAACAACACCCGTGTTGGCAACTGCGCACGTTCGATGTGGGTGGCCCCGGAAGGCGTCATCTACACGGCGTCAATGTGGGATGAGAATGAGGGCGGTGTCGCCATCTACAGTGGCGGCGCGAACGCCGGTTCGATTGGTGTGCATAACGAGTTTCAGGGCGGCGCGATCACCGGCACGACCACGAAAATCTTCGCGGCACTCCAGTACAACGCGTCACTGGGCGGCAGCGGTCTCGTTGGCCGGTATGACCGTGTAAGCAAGGCCCGTGACTACATAATCGTAGTCAGCGCCACGACCACGGAGCGTCGCGCCGATGTGGTCACGGGCCTCGCATCATGGAGCCAGTGGCTTGCGGCCAGCGATTTCCCCGGCAACCGCGTGCGCATCTACAACACCAGTGGCGTGTGGCAGCTTGATATCCCGGTGAACGGTCCGGGTGCACTGGCGTTTGACCGCAACGGCAATATCTGTGTGGCCCAGAAGGCGCTGGGTCTGGTGTCGCGCTATAACCGCACGACGGGTGCGCTGATCGACATGATTACGCTGGACAGCGCAGCACGTCCGGCAGCGCTCTACTTCGACCCGGCCACGCAGTATCTGTGGATTGGCGACGAAGGCCCGGACCAGAACATCAAACAGTACAACATCAGCAGCACGCCGGTGTTCGTGACGACGTTCGGTGTGACGGGTGGTTATCTGGACACCACGACGGGCATCAAGGGGCAGGTGGGCAGCAAGCGCTTCACCCGTGTGCACGGCATCGGCAAGGACAGTGCGGGCAACCTGTACGTACTGAACAACCCGTGGGGTGGTACGTGGGACTTGGGCCGTGATGGCGGCACCGACATTCACTCGTACAGCGCAGCCGGTAACCTGCAATGGACGTTGCAGTCGGTGAACTTCGAAGGCGTGGCAGCACCGGACCAGATCGCGGACGGCACGTTCTACGGCGGCTGCAACATCTACTCAGGCACGGCTGGCGGCACGTTCGTGGCGAACACGATTGACCCGTTCACATACCCCGGTGATCCGCGCATCAACCTGAACACGCCCAGCCGTGGCTCGCACTTCGGTCAGGTCGCGGCAATTGGTTCGAACCGCATTCTGGTGTCGTGTGGACAGAACCCGGATGGTTTCGAGCTATACCACTTCACCCCGACAGGCGGCTATATCGCGGTGCCTGACGGTGTGGTACCGGGCCTGTTCTCCACGGCACGCGTGCGGCACGGCTACTGTCTGGCTCCCAACGGAGACCTGTGGATTGGCTTCGACAAGACGGGCGTCATTTCACACTATCCGCTGGCGAGTTTCGACGCGAACGGCAAACCGTCGTGGGGCGCTGCTGTCACGTACCCGATCCCCGCGAGTATCGGCCTGCTGACGCGGATCATCTATCTGCCGGACACCGACACGCTGATCCTTGCCAGTGGCATCGGCACGGACTGGACTTCAGTCGGCACGCGCGTCGAAGTGTATAGCGGCTGGCTGGCGGGCAACCGGACGCCGATGGTCATCACGCTGTCCAGCACGAACCCGAAGGCACTGGCAGCGGCAGGCAACTACCTGTTCGTGGGCTACGTGCATACGGTGCCGAACATTGACGCGTTCAACCTGACGACCGGCGCGCTGGACAACACGTTCATCAACGCCAACAGCAGCACGGTGGACGTGGGCAACGATGTGGACTCGATGTACGGTCTGTGCGCTTTCTTGCGCTCGACCGGTGAGTACGTGGTGACGAAGGACAACTACAACGATGCCAGCGTGATCGTGCATCGCTGGACACCCTGAAGTAACAACCCCCAACCAACGGAGCAATCCAACGTGTCTTCTTTGACCGATAACTTCTACAAGGCAAACCTGTCGCGCGGCATCGCGGGCACCCTTGCCGCATCTGTCGATATCAGCGATCTGCTTGTCGCTGGGGATCAGACTCAGGCCGCAGCCAACGCTGCGTCCCTTCAGGCCATCATCGCTGCGATGGTTGCGGACGGCAATTACCGGCCCATTACCATCAAACGCGCTGGCTCGTACTACTTCAATCAGGTGAAGCTGTACGACAACATTCACTTCGACATTGGCGTGAACGTGTCGATTGTGAAGCCGGACAACTACCAACCCTCGATGTTCATCAACGAAGGCGCACTGAACGGCACGCCGACCGCGAACAAGAATATCAAGATCACCGGACGCGGCACGATTGACGGCAACGTGGCCAACCAGTCTGGACAGACGCAGGCCATCGCCGGTGCGATCACCGCCAACACGTTCCTGTACGGCATTCAGGGCGAGATTGCGATGATCAACGTGGACGGTCTCGAAGTCGCGGTGCGCAACCCGAAGAACTGTCGTGGCTTCTTTGTCCAGTTTCAGGGCAGCAACGGGCACTTCCACGACATGCGTCCCGACACGACCACGGACTTCATCCACATCAACGGCCCGACGAACCACGTCGTGGTGCAGGATTGCAAGGGCTTCTCCAGTGCGGACTTCATCGGTCTGAACGCATGGGACTGGCACCGCAACGGTCCGACCACGGGTACGATCAACGACATTACGGTGAAGGACTGCGAATACAACGGCAGCAACGGCACGGGCGCTTATGCCCACACCGGCATGTTCGTCAAGTTCCTGTCCGGCACGCGTACCACGGGTGCAGGCGCGAATGGTCTCGCGGCCATCCAGAACGTGCGGATCGACGGTTTCAAGTGCGATCCGACCATCGGCACGGCTGTGGCCAACTCGCCGTGCTTCGGCATGATCGGTGACTGGGATCAGGCCCAAGGCACGGAGTACAGCGGTGTCGGTCTGGTAGAGAACGTCACGATCAAGTCTGGACAGAGCACCGTGCCGTCCTATCTGGGTCCGTTCTTCCTGCTGGCAAAGACGGCCAGCCCTTCGGACGCGGACGGCCAGTGCTCGGTGAACGTGCGCCGCTTCACGGTTGAGTCGGTGTTCGTGGACTGTTCGAAGGGTCAGCAGAACAGCTACAACCCGATTGGCTTCATGATGAAGTACAACACCTGTACGCTGAACGATGTGGTGTTCCGCGACATGGACTGGACACCTGCACCGCTGAACAGCGATCAGGGCTTCATCACGCTGGCCAACAAGACGCTGATTGACTCGTTCGAAGTGGACGGCCTGACGATCAACGAGAACACGGGAGCAACCGCAGCCACGGCAGTCGTGCTGGTGGACCGCTATGACGGCGTGAACCCCTGCATCGTGGACGACTTCACGTGCGACCGCATCAAGACTTCGGCAGGCTACCTGCTGCGTGGTGCGTGGCTGAAGGTGAACGCCGGTATCAACAACTTCCGTTCGCGCGGCAACCATATCAACGGTGCTGGCAACAGCAGTGTGTACGGTTCGGGCATCTACGTGAACACGTCGGTGGCGTTCATCAAGCGCGGTGTGATCAGTGAGGCAGTGTTCAACGGTGTGCTGATCGGTGTGAATATCGACAGCGTTTCCGCCACCGGCGTGAACATGCACTACGAGAACTGCAACCTGATCAACATGTCGCACCCGGTGTTCGTCAACGGTGCCTTCAATGCACGCGTGACGTACCGTGGCGGCAATATCGACACGTCCACCAATCTGGTCAACTCGCAAGGCACGCTGACGGTCTCGTACGACGGCACCACGTCCAGCGGTACGGGCGCAGCCACACTGACCCGCAGCGCGGGCACGGTGCGCGTGCTGAAGTCGGATCAGATCGCGTTTGCCGCAGCCGCGCCGATGAACCCGGCCAACAACGATGTAGTGCTGTTCAGCGCAACCCCGCCTGCCTCGCCCAACGCGACGACCGGCACGGGTGCTGGCACCTACATTTACAGCGGTTCGGGTTCGAACTGGATCAAGCAGAACTAAAAGAGGATCAGCATGCGAAGCGTATATACCGATAACTTCAAGCAGAGCGTGCTGGCCGGTCTGGGTATCCCCCTGACCGACAGCCGGTGTGTCTCGTCCTTCCCTTCGTCCGGCACCGACGATACCGCGCAGATCGCAGCCGCGTATGCGTGGCTGGCGGGTGGCCCGTACCGGGGCCTGTGGTTTGAGTTCCGCCAGTACATCATATCTGGACAGCTTGCCCTGACCGGCGCAGTCAACTTCCGCATCTTCGGGAACGGCGCGTCGATCAAGGCAGCGGACGGCAGTGCGGCTGGTGCCGGTACGCAGATGTTCTACATGACGAACAGCACGGACGGCGAGATTTACGACCTGAACTACGATGGCAACCGCGCGAACCGCACGCCGTCTGAGACCACTAGCCACCTGTTCGAAATCTACACCGGTTGCGCACGCATTGACGTGTTCAACTGCCGTGCTGATAACGCGGTGTGCGATGGCTTCTACGTCGGTGCCCAGTCGCCCACGTCGCTGAACGTGCCGACCGATATCCGCTTCTTCCAGTGTTCAGCCGACAACGGCTACCGCAACTGCATGTCCCTCATCAACTCGGTGCGCTTCCGTGATTATGACGGGGTGTACACGGGTGCTAACGGCACGCTGCCGAAGGCCGGTGTGGACGTGGAGCCGAACAGCAGCACGGATATCGGCAACGTGGACTGCCAGTTCCACCGCACGCGCTTTACCGGCAATGCGAACTACGGTTTGCAGGTGACGCTGGCGAACTCGCAGGTGAAGTGCTTCGATATCGTGTCCAGCGGGAACACGGGCGGCGCGGTCGGCTGCTTCTCGTCGGGCAGTCTGGAGATTCAGGGCATCACGATGGAAGACTATACGTCGTCCGTCACGCGTGGCCTGATCGACGTGGGTTCCGGAAGTGGCTATGTCAGCGTGGACGGCATCCGCATCAACAACTGCCAGCAGAACAACAGCGCCAAACCGATGATCTATGTGCATGCGGCGGCAACGGGTCCGGTGCGCTTCTCGGATATTGTCCAGCGCAACAGCAAGGGACCGACGCTGGTGTCGTACCTGAAGGCCTACGTGGACGGTTTCGCGATGTACGGCGACAACAACGACTACGCCTTCACGCTGCTGGGTGCAAAGAACAGTGTTCTGCGCAACCTGTACAGCGATGGCAGCGGCGCGATGCTGTACACGGAGCAACCGTGCACGGACGTGGAGAACGTCAAGATGGTCAACCCGCTTCCCACGGGTGGCCTTCTGTTCTTCGCGGCAGTGGCCACACGGTGCTCGCTGAAGAACATGCACGTGCATCAGGACGTGGCAGTTCCCGCTGGACAGATTGGTTGCCAGTTTGCTGTGGCACCGCTGGTCCTGTCCAACAACGTCGGCACCTGCGACGGTACTGCCTACACAGCTGCGCAAGTACGCAGCATAACGGGCACGCCTTCCGTGTCGCTGGGCCTTTTCCCGTAATCAGGAGCCTGCAATGAATCTCGGTCAGTTCGCGGTATTCGCGAAGATTCTCGGTCTCGGCAAGGCAGTGAGCACGGTCGCAGGTGGCCCGAATGGCGTGGACGACACTGCTTCATTGCAGGCGATCATCAACACCATTGTGGGCAACCCCGGCAAGGGGCTGAAGATACCGGACGGTCGCTACAAGATCAGCGCGCCCCTGAACATCGGGGTGGACAACTCCAGCATCGTGACGGGCATCAAGATTGAAGGCTCGTCACGCGGCGGTGTGATCATCGAACAGATGACCAACAACGTGCCGATCTTCAACGTCACTGGACAGTTCGTTCACTCCTGTCACTTCAAGACGATGACGCTGCTGTACACCAACCAGCAGTCAACGGACAACGGTGGCAACTGCTTCAAGGTGAACGGTCCCGGTGGTGGCAGCTTCTACAACTCCACCTTCGAAGACATAACGGCCACGAAGTTCTACTACTTCATGGACTGCCCGACTGTCACGTGGTGGGGCAATATTTATAACGACATGTGGTTCGGTGCCTTCAGTGGCGGCATTAACCGGATCAGTGCCGTGGCCGGTGAGCCTCGCTGTACCTTCCGTAACCTGTACATCACGGGTGAACTCGCAACAAACACGCTGTTCAGGCACACCGCCATGACAGCGCTGTACGACAACATCGAAATCAACAACTGCGTCAACGGTGTGCCGATTCTGGCAGACGTGAGTGGTGGCACGCACGTTATCTCACACCTTGCGCTGGAAGGCGCGACGTATGCCACTGGTACGACGCAACTGTTTGAAGTCTCGAACAGCCGGTTGATTGCGGACTATATCTATCTGACCGCGCTGGTGCTGAACGCGGGCGCGGTGGTGTATGCGTTCCACCCGCAGGGTGGCAAGTCCATCGCACACATCAAGGTGCTTGAACTGGCGTTCAGTTCCAACAACGGCCAGTTCTACTGTTTCAACTCACAAGGCCCGATCCCCAGCATGCTGGGGGAAGTGACCGGCCTGAATCCGGCTGGTGGCTCGACGCTGTGCGATATCGGTGGCTCGGTCGCGGCCAACTTCATGTATGTGCAGCGCTGGAATGAAATGTCACGGATTGCGTACAAGGGTGATGCAGATGCCTCGCTCCTGTATGACGATCCGGCCACGCAGGTGCTGGACATACCGACCACGGCAATCCGCACGGTCACATTGCCACAGGCTACGGCTGTGGCCAGTACCGCGATGTTCTCGGGCCGTCGCTTCAAGTTTGTGCGGACCGCTGCCTCGACGGGTGGTTTCGCATGGAACATCAACGACTCAAGTGCGGTACAGCAGGCCACCCTCGCGGCTGGACAGTCAGTTGAATTTGTCTGGCAGCGCAGCGGGGCAGGCACCAACTTCAAGTGGGTCAAAGTAGGCTAACCAACAGGAGCATTAAATGCGTTCCAAGCTGAACGGAATTATCAGTTCGAAAAGAGGCGCAAAACGCGCCATCGCCATCGGGGACTCGATCACCGCGATGGACGCAGTACAGGCTGGCTCGGGACTCTGGACACAGGGTAACGGCTGGTTTGAACAGGCCATCCGGACTGGCTATGACGGTCCCTTCGCGTTCGTCCGCAATGCAGGCGTCGCAGGCAACACGGCGCAGCAGATGCTGGCCCGGCTGGACACGGACGTACTGGCCTACGCGCCGGACGTGGTGTTCATCATGGCGGGCACCAACAACATTCTCACGGGCGCAACGAACACCGACTACGCGAACTGCATGAACGCCATCGAACAGATGGTGCTGCGCTGTCTGGTGTCCGGCATTGATGTGGTGCTCTCGACGCCGCCTGCCAAGGATGGCGCGAAGCTGGAAATGAACAAGGCCATTCCGCTCTACTTCCGGCTCGCGCAGCACTACGGTATTCCGCTGATCGACGCGCACCGTGCGACGGTGGACCCAGTGACGGGCGGCTACCGCGCTGGCCTGTCCGATGACGGCACGCACCCGAATCAGGCCGGTATCAAGGAAATCATGGTTGAGTGGCAGTCGGTCATCCAGCAAGGTTTTCAGGACGTGTTCCGTGCCCGCGTGGCAGAGACCTCGGCGGGTTCGATCACGAACTACATTCGCAACGGCAACTTCGTGAAGAACACGTCGCCGCCCGCGATGGACAACTGGACAGTCAACACGACCGGCGCGACGTTCACGCAGGACACGACGGGTCTGGGTGGTCCATTTCACCTGTCCGGCAAGCAGTTCGACTACGTGAAGACGGCGGCAGGCGGCGCGTATGCGCTGTACGGCACGGACGCTGACTCGGGCTACGCGGACGGCGACACGCTGGTGTTCAGCGGTCTGTTCGGCTGCACGTCGCTCGCAGCTTCCCCGAACGGCTACACGATGCTGTTGCAGTTCGGCAGCGCGGACAGCGTGCGCCCGTACAACACGACCAAAAAGGTGCAGGGCGCGCTGGAGTCGTTCAGTCAGGAGTTCGTGGTGCCGACCGGCTACGCGGGCGTGAACGCACTGCTGCCGCAACTGTTTGTTCAGGACGTGGGCACCTACCTCGTCGCTGAACTGACGCTGTGGAACAAGACGAAGTACGACGCAATCTGGAAGCCGGGTGCGCTTCTGAACGTCTAAAAGCTGTTCAGTTAGTGACGTTAGTGACGTTTCTGAATCAAAAATCAATTTTCTCTATATGTACGTCTAGGGAAAACTGAAAAAGAGGATAGAAACGTCACAAACGTCACTGCCCTTCTCTCCCCCTGAACGAAACGGAGTTTCATCATGACCGACGACGCAACGAACGCGGTACCGCCCGCTGCACCTATCCCCGCCGCGCCCGCTGCCAACTCAGTGGAGTCCAGCGATGCACAAGTCACACAGCAAGTCAGCGACCCGGCACCGGATGCAACGGCAGTACCGGTCGATGCAGCACCGCCTGCCCCCGTCCAACCCGTGGACAGCGCTCCTGCACCGGATGCTGGGACTGTTCCCGCCGATCCTGTAGTGGGAAACGATGCACCCACACCGCCCGCTGGCGATGCTACGCCTGTGGCTGGTGACCCGGCACCGGCTGATCCGGTTCCCGCACCTGTGGCAGAAGCACCGGCCCCGGTCGAAGCAGCACCGGCCCCGGTCGATCCGGCTCCCGTAGCCGAAGCACCGGCCCCGGAACCGGCTGTTGACCCGGCACCCGTGACAGAACAACCCGCCCCGGTCGATCCGGCTCCTGTGGCAGAAGCCCCGGCCCCGGAACCGGCACCGGAACCGGCTACACCCGTGGTGGAAGCCCCGGCACCGGAAGCCCCGCCCGCAGCAACGGAACCGGCTGCGCCTGCCGCTCCCGTCGATTCAGCGCCCACTGGAGCACCGGAAGGCAGCGACGGCACCACGCCCCCGGATTCCAGCGCAAACGGCATTCCCGATGCACCCGCCCCGGTCGATCCGGTTCCTGCGCCGGAAGTGCCTGTACCTGAACAGCCTGCACCGGAAGTCCCTGTTCAGCCTGTACCTGAACCGGAAGTGCCGGTTGTTGCGCCGCTGCCCGACATGCCCGCACCGACGGTACCCGCCGACACCACGCCGGTCAGCAACCCGGCCCCCACGGCGGAAGTCACGTCCACGGACTTCACGGTTGCAGCCAACCAGATCGACTCGCTGGCGGCACTGTTCGCAGCCATGTCGGACGCGAGCAAGGCGCTGCATCAGGTGGGCCGCTTGCAGGAAACGCTGAACGACCGGCAGAACCAGTTGAACGATCTGGATTCGCAGATCGCGCAGAAGCAGGCGAAGCTGGATGCACTCACGCAGGACGTGCTGAACGCCCGCGACTACGCTGTCAAGCTGGTCACGGCTGCGTCCACCAGCACCGAAGACGCCGTGAATCAGGCGAACGATACCGCGCAGCAACTGGTGGCCAAGGCGGCAGCGACGAACGCGAGCGCCCAGAAGCAACTGGACGACATGCTTCAGCAGGGTCAGGCCCAGATCAACGCATGGCGCGCGGAAGCCACGGCTGATGCGACCGCGCTCAACGCCGATCTGGACACCAAGCGTGCCGAACTCCAGTGGGTGACGGATGAACTGGCCCGCGAGCAAGCCAAGCTGGACGAAGTAAAGGCTCAACTCGCGAAGATCAACACGGACGGCGCAACGTCCTAAACGGGAGCATCAACCATGCGACGTGGCGATCAGGAATTATTCCCGCGACGGCTGGACACCAACGTGGCGGGAGCCGAAGGTGAACTGACTGTGAACGTGGCAGGCACCCGCGCTTACGTGCACGATGGCAAGACGCCCGGTGGTGTCCCGCTGGTTGATGCACTCGGGCCGGGTCTCAAGCGCGTAGGCAGCGGTATCACGATCCCGAACCGGCGTCCCAAGCGCATCATCGGGATCGGTGACTCGATCATGCAGTCGTCCAGTTCGCACGCCCCCAGTGGCTTCGATGCGAAGGGCAACAGGATTCCCGACAACTGGCGTTCAGGTACGGGCATCTTCGAACAGACGCTGTGGAAGGCGAACGGGCTGGGCACTAACGGCCAGTGGCAGTTCCTTGCCAATCAGGGCATCGCTGGACAGACGACCACGCAGATTCTGGCGCGGTTCGACAACGACGTGATTGCGTACAAGCCGGACGTGTGCTGGATCATGGCCGGGACCAACGACATTACGCTCGGTGGCGGTGACGCTGAAATCGCCGGGATCATGAACCGTCTTGAACAGATGGTCCTGAAATGTATCAACGCGGGCATCGCGGTGCTGCTGGCCACGCCGCCATGCCGCGACGCTGCTGCGGCCTCGACACAGAATATCCAGCCGTTCTACTACGATCTGGCGAACTACTACAACATTCCGCTGCTGGACGTGAACCGGGTGGTGGTGAACCCGGTCAACGGCACCTACAAGGCCGGTCTCTCGGCTGACGGGGTGCACCCGAACAACACGGCGTCCGACAGCATTTCGAACGAACTGGCCAAGGCACTGGCCAACCCTGAACAGTACATCAACAGGCCGTATCTCGCCGCGAGTTCGTTCCTCTTTGTGAACAACCACGCCAACCTGCTGATAAACGGTAACTTCTCACAGGGTGTGGACGGCGGCAACAACCCGCTGGGCTGGACAACCAACCAGTCAACCGGCAACACGGGATCGGTGGCCACGGCGGCATCACTGCCGTACACCGGACAGAAGTTCCTCTACACGGTTCCCCCTGCTGGCGCGGTGAGCGTGTATGCGCTGTTCAGTAATAACGTGGATGCCGTGTTCCCGGCAGGCGACGTGCTGGAGTTCAGCGCGGCGCTGAAGATCACCGGCATGAACCCGGCAACCTCGGCAGGCGTGTCGCTGATGCTGGCCTTCGACGGCCCCTTCTCGACCGCTGCCGCGCCGGTGAACGCACAGGTGACGAACATGGATGGCGTGGTGACGGGTGAGTGCTATGTACCGCAGGGCTGTACGTCCATCAACATGCAGTTGTATTCGCAGGACCAGAACGTGACGTACACCGTACAGAACGCCACTGTCACCAACAGGACCATGCGTGCCCGTGCATGGGCACCGGGGTTGCAATGATTGACGATCAGCTTATCCGCAAGGTTCAACGCTTCATGCACGATGACAGTCTTGCATGGCAGGCTCTTGTCCAGTATGCGAACGCCGCGATCCAAGACCGCCGCGAAGCACTGGACAACCCGGAGCTAGACGCCATCAAGACAGCCATCGTGCGTGGCGAGATAAAGGCACTAAAGGAACTGCTTGCCCTGCCAACCTTGGTAACGCAAGTAGCGCAACGCGATCCGGGATACGGCGTCACGATTGGTGACGACTGAACCCTGATACGACACATACGATCTGGAGAGTTAGCATGTCCGACGTGAATGCAAACGCAGCAACGAACGCCGACGAAGGCAAGACCGCAGCGCAAATCTGGGCCGAAGAATCTGCTGGACAGCAGACGACGCCGCCCGCCGACGCACCTGCACCGACGCCCGCACCGGCACCCGAAGCAGCAGTACCCACACCTGCACCAGCCCCCGCCCCGGCACCTTCGCCTGCACCCGCAGCCGATGATCCTTATGCCGGTCTGCACCCCGCTGTTGTCCAGCGGCTGCGCGGATTGGACGGACTGGAGCAACGCCTGCGCAAAAGCGAAGGCACCATCGGTAATCTGAACAGTCAGTTGACGGGCCTGAAAGACGAGAACTCTCGTATGAAGACGGCTCTGGAGCAACGCGCCTCGACCGCAGCAGCGGGTGGCTCGGCTCCTACCGCAGCGGCGGTGACAGCGGCTGGAAAGAATAGCGAGAAGTGGGCAGCGCTGAAAGAGGAATTTCCCGAATGGGCGGAAGCGGTGGAAGAAAGATTGGCCGGTCAGCCTTCGCAGGCACCCGTCGATCTGGACAGCCTGCGCACGCAGATTCGGGATGAACTCACGGGCGAACTGACCGGCAGGATCACGGCTGATGTTCAGGCCGCGACCGAAGACCGTCTGGTCAACGTTGCACACCGGGGCTGGAAAGATCTGGTGAAGACGCAGCAGTTCGCGGACTGGATGAAGGCACAACCTTCAGAAGTTCAGGCACTGGGCGCAAGCCCGGTCGCGGAAGACGCAATTGCGCTACTGGACAACTTCAAGGACTGGCAACGCGCGCAGCCTGCGCCTGTCGATCCGCAAAAGGTGGCCGCTGAACGCAAGCAACGCCTTCAAGACGCAGCATCTTTGGTGCGTGGTGGCAACTCGCAGCAGCCGATCAAGTCCCCCGATGACATGTCCGCAGAAGAACTGTGGGCGTATGAAGCGGCGCAGCTTGAACGGCAGAAGCAGGGGCAACGACGCTAGGGAGCCAGTAATGGCCATGCAGGGCTACGGTTCGGCACCCGGCAGGAATGCGGCTAACGCCGTTGGCACATCACCGCCGCGTTCAGTATCCACACGCAGGGTTCCGATCATCCTGTCTCACATGAAACCCGCCGACGCTAAAGCGATGGCGTTAAACAAACGGAGTAAATAAAATGAGCATGCAAGGGTATAGCACCGCACCTTCGCGGAACCTCATCCGGGCTGAACAAGCCATGCTTTCTCACGCTGAACCGATCATCGTGCTGGGCAACTTCGGCACGCAAAAGGAACAGCCGTTGAACAAGACGGACACGGTGGTGTTCCGCCGCCTGAACCCGTTCAACATGCAGGCGAACGGCACGCCGGGTGTGGTCGCACAGAACTTCGTGCTGGCTGAAGGCACGACGCCGAACAGCAACAGCATCACCTACACGGACGTGTCGGTGACGTTGCAGCAGTACGGCATCCTGTTCAAGTTCTCCAGCAAGGTCGAAGCCCTGTACGAAGATGACATTCCTTCGGACATGGCCACCCTCACGGGTGAGACGCTGGCTGAAGTCTCGGAACTGATCCGCTATGGCGCGGTCAAGGCGGGCACCAACGTGCTGTACGGCAACGGCGCGAGCCGTGCGTCCGTCAACACGGTTATCTCGCTGAACCGCCTGCGTCAGGCCGTGCGTGCGCTGGAAAACGCCCGCGCGAAGATGGTCACGCAGCGCCTGTCCACGGGTGTGAACTACGGCACCCAGCCGGTCGAACCGGGCTACATCGTGTTCGTCCACACGGACGTGGAATCGGACGTGCGCAACCTGCCGGGTTTCACGAAGACGGTGGAGTACGCACAGTTCAAGCCTGTCCACGAACGTGAAATCGGTTCGGTGGAGCGCTACCGCTTCGTCACGTCGCCGCTGCTGGCCCCGTTCCTCGCGGCGGGTTCGGCCACGCTGAACGGTTGCCTCTCGCAGGGTGCGACGAACGTGGACGTGTACCCGGTCATCATCATGGCTCAGGAAGCGTGGGGTCAGGTGGCCCTGAAGGGCATGGGTGCCATCCAGCCCACGATTCTCCCGGCCAAGCAGAAGAACCACGCCAACCCGCTGGGCCAGTTCGGCTACGTGGGCGCAAATTTCTGGACAGCAAGTGTTCGTCTGAATGAGAACTGGCTTGTTCGTCTGGAAGTTGGGGTGACCGCTCTCTAAACCTCTGACGCGGCTGGGTGAAGCTGTCCAGCCGCAGGAGAAGATCATGGCTTCTGAAAGCATTGGCAACCGGGTCAACAGCATTGACGATCCGGAAACCCTGCGAGCAATGAACGCGGTTCTCCAGTCGATCCTGATCGACCTGAACGCGATCAAGGCTGCGTACAACGGTCACACACATACGGGTGGTGTCGCATCAAACCCGCCCGTCGTTGGGAGTCTGGTTGGCAATCTGAACACGACTACCTGAACACCGCCACCTGAACTGGTAAATCTCTTAGGAGCACAAGCAAATGAGCTACAACCTCACTGGTGCCGCCTTTGGCGGCAATCTGGCGTTGACGAAGGCTGGCCTTGCGGCTGGTACGGGTTTTTCCTACAGCACGACCGCTGCGCTGGCGTACACGCAGAAGGGCGAGTTCAAGGCGTCTTTCGCTGTCAAGACGAACGCTGTTATGCCCGTGCTGGACGCGGCAACCGGCAAGGCCTTCGTGCCGCTGTCACCCAACGAGTCGGCCCTGTTCGCGTTCTTCGTGGACAGCGCGGGCAACGTCGCGGTGGCGCAGAGCAAGAAGGTGTCCACGCTGGACTTCTCGGGCGGTCTCGCCGCGCTGGAGTTCCCGCAACTGGGTGACGGCTTCACGCCGTTCGGCTACATCGTCGGGCAAGCCTCGGCGGCGCTGGTCGGCACGTGGACGTTCGGCACCAACAACTGGGCCGGTGTGACGGGCTTCACCGCTGGCTCGGGTCACGACGTGATGGACTACCCGGCCCAGCCGATCACCGCACCGTAATAAGGGGTCTCCAGCCACTGCCCCGCAGTGGTTTTTCAGCCGCATGGTCTCTCGGGGCTATGCGGCTTTTTTATTAGATATTCTGGAGAAAGCAGCATGAGCAACCATCCGAACGACCGCAACAAGCCACAGGGTAACCTGAACAAGCCCGACCCGCTGGAGCGTGAACTGGTCAGCGGCACCGTCGCACCCGATGCGAACGCAGCCCGCGCCGCCGCTGAACAGCTTGCCGCTGAACAGCTTGCCGCACAGGAGCGCGCGATCACCGGCAGAACGCAGCCGATGCTCAACCATGACCGGTTCGAAGCATCCGAACTGGACATTCCCGACTCAGGCCCGATTGGCCTCGACGAAATCCGTGCGAAGGCCCACTCCGAACTGGACAACGAAGCCGTGATGGCTGCTGGCAAGCTGACGGAAGCCGAAATTGCCTACGAAGTGTTCATGAACGAGAAGGTGATCATTCTGGTACACGAAAGCCCGAACGAGGAAGACCTCGCGGTGGTGTGCCCGATGGTCAACGGCGTAAGCCAGCCTATCGTGCGCGGCTACCCGACGCCGGTCAAACGCAAGTACGTCGAAGTGCTGGCCCGCGCGAAGGAAACGAAGTACAAGCAGATTCAGGCCGACGCCAACGATCCTTCGTCGCTGAAGATGGTGCCGCGTACCGTGCTCGCGTACCCGTTCGCCATCGAACGCGACGACAACCCGAATGGCCGCGCGTGGCTGCGCGACATTATCCGTCAGCAAGGCTAAGGGGCACGCATGAACTTCGTTGATCTGGTGAACAATCTGCGCGTCGAATGCGGTGTGTCCGGCACGACGCTGGCCTCTGTCCAGTCCCTCGGTGGTGAACTGCTGCGACTGAAGCAGTGGATCAGCGACGCGTGGTTCGAATTGCAGACTGAACGGGACGACTGGAAGTTCATGCGCAAAAGCATCAGCTTCGCTACTGTTGCCGGGACGCAGAACTACAGTCTGGCCACCATCAGTGCGCTGAACGGCGGCATGGACATTAACGTCTACAAGCGGGACTCGTTCAGTATCGACCCGCCCACGGACACCAACCGTTCGCAGGAACAGCCACTTGGCGTCATGTCGTGGGATCACTTCCGCAACATGTACATCGTGGGCTACCCCGCGACCGACCCGACGCGCTGGCAGCGTCCGATGACGATGGCGATCAACGATGACAAGTCGATCTGGTTCGGCCCGACGCCGGACGCCATCTACACGATCCGTGGCGAGTGCTACGTGAATCCGCAGACCCTGACGGCTGACGCGGACGTGCCGACCATGCCCGCCAAGTACCACAAGGTGATCGTGTACCGCGCAATGAAGAAGTACGCCGGTTACGAGTCGGCCAACGACGTGATGATCCGCGCGAAAAATGAAGGCGGCAGGCCTGAACTGACGCTGTTCAATGAACAGCTTCCGCAGGTGACTGTCGCGGGCGGTTTTGACGGGAACGAATGGGGCTGATATGGCAAAAGACCCGAATGCGCTGGACACTCCTGACACACAGCAGTTCCTGCTGAAAGGTGGTGTTGATCAGGTCAGTCCAGCTATCAGTCTCGCCCCCGGTGTGTGCCGCGATGCCATCAATTTCGAGTGCAACGTGCTCGGTGGCTACGCGCGCATTGCCGGGTTCGAACGGTACGATGGCAGGCCAAGCCCCAGTGAACAGGCGTACTGGACACTCTCGGCCAACCCGATTGCCACGATCAACGTGGCCAACACGATTACCGGCCAGACTTCCGGCGCAACTGCCGTGGTCGCGTTTGTGGTAACCAGTCCGTATGGTCTGGTACTCACGAAGCTGACCGGCACCTTCACCAACGGCGAGAACCTTCAGGTAGGTGGCGTAACCAAGGCGACGGCCATCGGTGCTGAACAGCGCAACGGTGCACCCGACTCGGCCTCGGATGCGAAGTACGCGAAGTACGCGGCAGATATTTTCCGGGCCGATATCCAGAAGGTTCCGGGCAGCGGACGCGTGCTCGGTGTATGGATGTACAACGATGTGAAGTACGCCTTTCGCAACAACGTCGGCGGCACCGCTGCGCTGATGTACAAGGCCACATCAACCGGCTGGCAACTGGTGACCACGCCCGTGCTTGCAGCCGGTGGCCACTACGAGTTCGTGAACGCGAACTTCGGCGGCACGGCGGCACTGAAGAAAATGTTTGGCTGCGATGGTGCGAACAAGGCCTTCATGTTCGACGGCACCACGTTCACGCAGATCACGACGGGCATGGCGCTGGACACGCCGAACCACATCGAAGTCCACCGCAACATGTTGTTTCTCGCGTTCAAGGCGAGTCTCCAGCATTCCGCCGTGGGCGACCCGACCTCATGGAGCGTGGTGGTCGGTGCGGGTGAAATCGCGCTGGGCGACAACATCAACAGCATCAAGTCGTACACGACCGGCACCACGGGTGGTGTGGCAACCGGCAACTCGGCACTGCTGATCCACACGAACAGCAGCACGCAGATTCTGTATGGCTCCCAGCCGTCTGACTTCTCGCTGGGTCCGGCTTCCACCGTGCAGGGCGGTGTCGAAAACTCTGTCCAGTTGCTGGACCAGCCGTACTTCATGTCGGACCTCGGTGTTGTGAACCTGACCACGACGCAGGCGTTCGGTAACTTCCAGCAGTCCTCGCTGTCGCAGCAGATGCAGCCGTTCATCACGCAGGAGAAGTCGCGCATCGTGTCCAGTTGCATCGTGCGCAACAAGTCGCAGTACCGGCTGTTTTTCAATGATGGCTTCGGGCTGTACCTGTCGTTCATCAACGGCAAGATCATCGGTCTGATGCCGGTCAACTACGGCATTCAGGCGGCATGCGTCTGTTCCCTGAAGTCGAACAACAACGATGAACTGATGTTCTTCGGGGACGATCAGGGCATGGTGTACCAGATGGACAAGGGGCCGAATTTCGATGGCGCAAGCATCAACGGCTATCTGTTCCTCGCGTTCACCAATTTCAGGTCGCCCCGGTTCAAGAAGAAGTGGCGGCGCGGCACGCTGGAAATGAATGGACAGGGCTACTTCGAATACTCCGTCGCTTACGATCTGGCGTGGGGCAGCGTTGACATTGCTGCTACACCGGGACAGACGCTGACGGCAGGCATGAAGTCATCCCTGTGGGATCAGTTCATATGGGACCAGTTCTTCTGGGATGGCCGGTCGGAAGGGCCGACCGTATTCGGACTGGACGGGTCAGGGGAAAACATCGGTCTGCGCATCGTCAGTGAAGGTGACAGCTTCACGCCGTTTACGGTGGCAAGCTGCACGATCCACTTCACGGTGCGCCGCCAGCTTCGCTCGGATAACTGAACATGGCGAATCTCTATTACACACATACGACGTTCCCGGTCGCCAACACGAACGGCAGTTCAGCTTCGATGCGTGGTGAACTGAACTCGGTCATGGCGGGCTTTGACCTGTTGCCTGATCCGCTGGGTGTCGGCTCGAAAGGCTTCTCGGGTGGTCGCTGGGATAGCGGCATCTTCGTCAACGGCACGGTTGACAACACGCCTATCGGGGCCACGGCGCGCAGCACGATCCGGGCTACCACGCTGGACCTCACGGGCGCGGCCACGCTCGGCGCAGGGGCTACGCTCACCGGCACCCTGAACGCGTCAGGCGGCGCGCAGATCACCGGCTTTGCGATCAGTGGTGGCAGCATTGACAACGTGCCGATTGGCAACACGACGCGCACCACGATCAAGGGCACCACGCTGGACATGAACGGGTTGGCCACGCTCGGTGCCGGACTGAACCTGACCGGTGTGCTCAACGCGCTGTCCGGCTCGTTTGAACTCGGCAACGCGGCGGTAGTCAACTCGCCGTTTCTCGACTTCCACAGTTCGGGTGCCGGGTCCAGCTTCGATGCCCGACTCATTGCAACGGGCGGCGGCGCAGCAGATGGACAGGGCACGCTGACGTTCAAGGGTGCGGCCTTCGCGTTCGACTTCCGGCCCACGTGGCAGGGCGGCATGGTGCCGTGGGACAGCAGCAACCTGCCCGCGCCGATGCAGACCACGGGTGCCACCATGACGGGTGCCCTGACGCTGAAGGGCGGGGCGGGTGCACAGTTCAGCCCGCTGCTGACGCTGCAATCGAACAACGGAGCCTTCCAGCAGGTACTGCGTTCGAACAACGCGGGCAGCGGCACCCTCGATCTGGTGAACAGTGCCGGTACCTTCACCAACCTGTCGGTGCGTGATACGGACGGCTTCCTGACCGTGCGCGGTGGTGCAACCTTCGGTGGCAGTGCGACCTTTGGTGCACGACCGACATGGGCCGGTCTCACGCCGTGGGACTCGGGCAACCTGACCAACCTGAACCAGCTAACCAACGGGCCGGGGTACCTGACGGCAGGTGGCACGATCAACCTTGCCACCAACGCCAACAAGATACTGAACGACGCGGCATACATGAGTATGCACTTCAACAACATCGGAGCCAACCCAGCATACGTCTGGGTCAACTACAACGATGCCAACAACTCGTACCTGACGACGCCGGGTTCACTGAGTGTCAACTTCGCCAACAGCGCCAACTTCGCTAACAGTGCAGGCAGCGTAGGCGGTGTGAGCAACCCGGCCACGGCAGGCGCGCAGACCCAGTGGAGTACCGGCGTGGCGGAAGTAGGTATTGGCGGCAATAACACCGTCGCTGAAATGGGTGCCCCGTGGGTGGCCGAAGGCTGGCACAACATC